ACCACTACCAATAACTTCAGCTGTTACATTAGATAGATTAGAATTAACCTGATCAAATAAAGCTTTAATGATTTTAGTCATAGAAAGCTTACCTTTGTCAGGGTTCTTAGGACTTCTATAAAAAGCTATACCAGCAACACCTTCATAAGTATCCACTGGTTCTACTTTAACTACTTTAACAGTATAGGTTTTACCTTCAATAGTTATACTTTGACTCTTACCTAGTGCAGTTGATTCTGATGTGTTTTTAATTAAACCACCGTCTTTAAGTACTACCTGTGCAGTATATCTTGTTTTATAAACTTGTGTATACCCTAAAAAATCACTACCGCTATAATTAGCTGTATTACTCTCAACATAAGATGCAGCATTAACAGTTACATGACCTTCAATATCTTCACACTCAGAATCTGTAAAAGAAAACTGAGCCATACCTGCATACCTACCGTCTTTATTATTATCATCCCAAGTGTTTCCACTACTGGTCGAGTAATCTACTGATAATGCAGTAACTCTCCAATAAGTATTTGGAGTAGGTGCAGTAGCACCAGCATATAATATATACTCTGTGTTATATGCTATGGTATCTAACCTAGCAAATGCGTAGTCACCACTGTTGAGAGGAGCGTCAGTAGTACCAGCTGTGCCAATCGTTTTCTGGGGGTTAGATATGATCGTATAATCTTGGACTGTTTGTATAGCATAAGGTGCTGTTGCTCCTGATAGATATCCGAATAAAGAATCACCTGAACTATTCGTTAAAGATTTCTCAGTACCATCTGCTAAATCCCATACACGAATAGGTATAGACCCTGTATTACCAGGGGTTATTTGTACTAAATATTTTTCATCACCATCTCTTATAATCTCATACCAATAACCTGAACTATTAGCATTAGTAAGTTTATTAACATATTCACCACCAGGACGTTTCATTAAACCAAAGGTTACATCAGGTACAGCATTATCACATACCCTAAGTTGTCCAGGAAATTTAATTATGTCAGGTTGTTGAGATACTCCTCCTAGAAAATTAGGAATACGTTGATTTACTGTTGGCATTACCTTCTTTTAAGAACTTGATATGGTCGGTAAACACTACCAGGATTAGTAGAATACTGTTGATCATTGAATACATTATAGTCTCCTTGATTTGTATCATACTCTGTAACTAAAGCTCGTGCAAGTGACTCGTCCTGAGCTATAAGTTCTGCAGACTGTGGGTTATTTACCATGCGGTTAGAAGCGATCCTCGAAGCTCTGATAGTTATATAATCTTTGAAGACCTGTGGTATAAGTTCAAAGTCTATCATCCAAATGATATCACAATATAATTTATCTTCACTTGTATTTTCAAATTCAAATTGATGTTTTATTAAATCATAAAGCTTAATAGTTCCATTATCATCTTTCCTTATAACATCATAATCATTAAGATGTTTAAAATTATTTAGATCAATTTGTAATACATTATTAGGTACTATACAATGATCATTTGTGTCAAGTGTTATAGGGTATTCTGTTTCAGTATTGAATTTCCACCCTTCTGCTTGCACTTCACGGCAGACTTGCCGAAGAGTAGACTGAGCAATAGCCACTTCGGGACTTTGAACAGACAATGTATTAACAGGTGACTCTCCAACACTCATTAATATTGAGTTTACAGCATCCAGTTCGGTGGACACTCCATAAGATACGACTGCCATAATTAAAAAAGGGAGCCGAAACCCCCTTGTATATATAAAGAATAAAATTTAGTACGCAGCAGGTGCTGTGTTTGTTCCAGCATACAGTTCAACTGCAGCAGCTGGGTTCACATAATCAGCTCCCATAGCCAAGCGTCCTAGAATGACATCGCCCTGATAAATCACGGATACATCACCTGAAGTTACTTGTACTTGAGGTCCAATAGCTTCGACTACACCAGCAGCTTCTCTCTGGAAGACAAGACCACAAGAATTAACGAAGTTAGATAGCTGACCATACTCGTTATTAATTCCTGTTACAGAGTTACGAGCATCTTCTTGTGCTACACCAACGAAATCACCTGTGTTACCAGGATCTGTTACGCCAGGGTTAGTAGCACCAGCACTACCATAGATAGTACCATAGTTACCAAAGAACGGAATGTTCATTGACTTGTAGATCTTGATGCCTGCAATTTCAATGATGCCATTACCACTCTGCAATGCAGTACCTTGTACGTCTCTGTTTACAAGACCATTAGATCCTACAGCTTGAATTAGCTCATAGTATTGGCGAGGGTTAAGTACACCCACACGTCCGTCAGAACTTACGCCCTTCTCATCTAGTGCAGCTGCTGCATCATAGAAGGCGTTTATTAATGGAGTGGATTTATAAGCTTCATCAGCATTAGTACCTGCGGCACCAACTTTGACTTGTGTTCCACCTGGTTCCTTGAAGTTAGTCTTTGTAACTACTCCTGGCTTACGAGCACCACGGGTGATCGCACGGAAGATTAGTCGGTCATATTTTTCAGCTAGTGCATAGCCGATTTTCTTAGAAATCTCACCACGTAATTCGTAGTGTGCCAATGTTTCATCTAATTCATAAACAAAAGCACTGGAGATTAGAAGGTCATCACAAGTGATAGTCTTCTCAGCTACTGGTGGAGCACCGTCACTGTTTCCTAAGATGCTATTTCCTGGAGTATGATACTCGGCTGAAGTGCGACCCGTGAAGATGAATTGTAAACTCTTCCCGTTTCTAAGTGTGCGCTTCATAACCAGATCACGAGCTATCGTGTTATTCTGGAAGCCTTTGAACATTTCTCCTGAAAACAGCTTGAGGTAAAGACCTCTCGGGTCGGTTCCCGGAGTACCATTAGCGGTACCCGCATCAAAACCACCCCTAGTTAGGGAAGCTTGATGGTTTGTTGACTGTTGAGCCATTTTCTTTTAATTTAAAATGTATTGAATGTATATTTTCTCTTGCTAGCAAATTAAAACGTTTGTTTTTTGTGGTCTATCCCACCGTCATGACGGCAAAAGGTATCCAGCGTACTGGG